TGACTGACGTGGGTGAGGCGAAGGTGATCTTGCTGTACGCGCCCCCACCGCCACCGCCGCCGCCGTCCTCAGAGGCGATGCCTCCGCCACCCGCACCTCCGCCAGCCCACGCCTCGATGACGAGGTTGGTCGCACCAGCCGGAATTGACTGGCTGCCGGAGCCGGAGGTGTAGGTGGCGGACCCCATGCGCCTCGCCTACGCCGTGATCTTGGTCGTCGTCCCCTTCAGCGTGTACTCGCCCGCCGCGTTCGCGGCTTGGTCGCCCGTCAGCGCGGCCCCGCACTTGAACGTCACGCCGTCCGCCGTCCAGACGCCGAAGTGCGTGACGGCTTGGCTCGCGCCGAGGCCGGTGAACGCTTTGTCGGTACTGAGCAGGCGCTCCCCACTTCCATCCGCGGCGTTGAAGGTCGCCGTCGGCTTGCCGCCGCCGGAGATGTAGCTCGCGCCGGTTGTGCCGGGATCGCCAGAGTGCAGACTGACGGCTCCGACGATGATCCCGTCAAGCGCCTGCTGTCGTGCTACGAGTGAAAACCCCATGAGCGTCCTCCTCTACGTCGTTGTCGCTTTACGTTGCCGCCACGCGGCATCGCGCTCGGCGGTGGTGATGTCACATCCGGTCAGCGTCCGCAACGCCTCCAGCTTCGGCACGCCCCCCGTGGTGAACTCGTTGGATTCGAGGCGGTCCAGTGCGGCGAGCAGGGCGCTCGCCCGGCGCGTCTGCTCCATCGCCTCGGGGGAGGGAATGGCCGGAGGCGCGGGCGGCCGCTCGCCCGGCTTGAGCGGGAGCGGGGGCAGCGGCCCGAAGAAGGGCTCCCACGCCTCGGGGCGCAGCGCAAGCAGGGCGCACCACGGCAGGATGTTCGCCCGGCCGGGGTCGGGGGCTTCCCCCTTCCGAATGACGTACCGACACTCGGGAATCGGCTGCATAACCCCTCGCTCCGGAGGGTCCAGCCGGGGTATGCCCGGCTGGACCCTCCCCCTGTTCCCCCGTTGCGCGCTCAGTACGACAAGAGGACTGGCTTGTAGCAGAGCGCAGAAACCTTGATGGACCCGACCGTGGGAGCGCCCCCGACCGTGACCAGCAAGTCCACGTAGCCGCCGTTCGGGTACGCCTTCGCGTCACCGGGGAAGCCGACCGACCCCGTGGGCAGGTAGGCATCCGTGCTCGCCGCCCCCTGCGTCCGCGTCCCCGCGACCGCGGCCAAGTCGATGTCGTTGTCCCATCCGTTCGGGTCCGCCACGTCGCCGACGACGGCGGTGATCGCCACCGCGTCGTCGCTCGCAACCACGATGTCCACGAACACGTTCCCGACGAACCAGCCCTTCGGGATCGTGAGCGCCCGGATGATGTCGCCACTCGTGACGACCGTGCTGAGCCCCGTGTTGGACAAGAGGACGGGCTGGCCTGCGTCCCAGACCGACGCCTTCTGCGTCGAGCTTCTGTCGTAGCTTCCCATGAAGTCCTCCCGTTACACCGCGTCGAGTGAAATCCAGTACTCGACGCCGTTGATGTTGATCTTGAGCTTGTGGCTCCCCGTGAAGGTGCCGATGGACTCGACCGCCTGCGTGGTGGTGATCTTCAGGGTCTCGGCCGCGCCCACGGTCCCGCCCGCGACGAAAGCCTGTTCGAGCACCACCGTCCCGCCCTTGTCCTTGGCGAGTTCCAGCTTGCCGACTGAGAGCCGTTCATGCCGTGCCATCATGCCCTCCTAGTAGGAACTCAGGAGGGGTTTGAAGCAGAGGGCCTGAATCTTGACAGACCCCACGGTCGGCACGGTGCCGCCGAGGATGACGGTGAGGTTGATGACCCCCCCGGTCGGGTACGCCTTCGCGTCGAGCGGGAACACGCCCTTGCCCGCCGGGACGTAGGCGTCGGTGCCCGCGAGACTCACGGTGCGCGTGCCCTGCGCGGCCTTGAGGTTGATGTCGTTGTCCCACGAGTTCGCCCCGCCGGGGTCGCCGATGTCGCCCACCTGTGAGGTGCCGCCGTCCGCGGCGGTGACGATGGTGGCGTACACCAGCGCGACGAAGTAGCCCTTCGGGATGTCGAGGACCTTGACGACATCCGCCGTGGTCGCCACGACCGTCGAGACGGTGTTTTCCAGCACGAAGGCCGAGCCCGCGTCAAAGACGCTGGCCTTCTGCGTGGCGCTTCGATCTACGAGTGCCATGTGAGGAGTCTCCCTTGGTGTGGGGGCCGGGCTTGTCGGCCCGGCCCGGTGTCAGTGTGAGACAGGCTTGTCGGCCCGCCCCATGCGCCTAGCCCTTCGTGCAGTAGAGGACGCCCATCGCCTCCGGCTTGATGACCTTGAAGCCGTAGACGTTCAGGCCGCGGATCAACTGGCCGAACGAGTCCGGGTTCGCCAGCGTTTCCATCTCGGTCATCTGTGCGGCGAAGGTCGTCGCGTGCTTCGTCCCGAACAGGACGTGGTAGCACGCCACGGTGTCGGTCACCGAGATGTAGTTGTTCGAGATGTAGAGGGTGAACTGGTCGATGACGCCGATGCGCCCGTTGCGGAGCGGGCTCACGGTGTCGCCCGTCATCGAGGCGTCCTTGAGGTCGCTCTTCTTGAGGTAGTTCGCCATCCACGTCGGGATGACCATCCACCGGCCGGTCTCGGGGACGTTCTGCTCCGAGAGGACGGAGCCGCAGTCCACGATGTAGCCGAGGATGTTGTCCTTCGTGAGCGACTCGGGCGCAGCCGCCGCGCCGAGGTCGTACCCGCCGCTGATGACGCCCGCCGTCGCACTCTTGTTCTTCGCATGCACGTCGGGGTAGATCGTGTTCAGAACGTGGCTGTCCACCGCGATCTTCATCTGCTCGCTGGCGTCCTCGGACCACTTCTCCACGAACTTGATGTCCGCCTGCCGCTTGTCCACCGAGTCCACGGTGAACGCGAAGTACTTGCCGTGGTCGATGTTGAGTTCGACGCTCGCCGACTCGTACTGGTCGTAGACGAGCTTCTGACCCTTCGAGTAGGTCTTGATCTGCGTGTCGGGGGTGGTCCGGATGATCACCTTGTCGCCGTACTTCCGGATCTCCCCCTCGTAGTCGGTGTTCGAGATTTCGCCGAACACCGTCGCCTTGTAGAACTTGATGACCAGCTTGGTGGACCAAATCTGGGGGATGAACTTGCTGGTGCCGGTTGATCCGTAGTCGGGGTAGCCCGCTGCTACTGGCAGTCCCATCGTCGCTCTCCTGCCCCGGCCCTAGCCGGGAATGACCTTGCCCGCTTCTTGTGCCGCGGACCACCGGGACTCGAAGGCTTGTTGTGCCTTCTCTCGCCCGCGGTAGAGGCCCGCCGTCATGTCGCGGCCAAACTGTTCGATTTCACTGGCCCGCACAAACGGCACGTCGTCCTTGCCCACCGGAGCCCCGCCCTGCGGCGTGGTACTCGGCGCGACCAAGGATTCTTTGCTCGGCGTGCGAGCCGCTCCTGTGGCGGCTGATACTGGTGCCCCCGTGCCTTTCTGCTTGTAGTCGAGGTAGTAGCCTGCGACTCGGGACGCATCTCGCGCCTGCTGCGCTTCCTTCGCGAAGAACAGCCGCGGGCGTCCCGTGCGCCCCTCTTCCTCGTCCATGAAGGCGGCGAAGCCGGGGTCTTCCTTCACCGTCGGCCAATCCGGAACCGCCCGCGAGAGCGCCGCGACGTACTGGTCGTCAATGCTCCGGGTGGTGACGGCGGCGACGGTGCCGACTTGCGCTTTGACTTCTTCGAGGTCCTTCGCCGTCTCAGCGCGAATGGTGGCTCGAAGGTCCTGCATGAACTCGGGGCCGTACTCCTGCTCCAGCCTCGCGACGAAGCTGTCCACCGCGCCCGTCGAGGGCGGCGTCGGCGGCTCGTCGCCTGCGGCCGGAGCCGGTCGCGCCTTGAGCGCCGTCAGTTCCTCCTTCAAGGCCCGAATCTCCGCGGCCATCCGCGGCACTTCGGCATACTCCTTGCCCTGCAAGACGGAGAACTTGTGCGCGAGCGCGTCGTACTCGGCCTTCGCGACGAATCCCGCGGGCATCGACCCCTCGACCGCGACGGGCGCGGCAGGCGGCGGGTCCACGGGAGGATCGACAGCGGGCGGGGCCTCGGCCGGGGGAGCCTCAACGGTCTTCCCCTCGGGCGTGGGCGTGTCCGGATACTGGTCCGGATACGCCTCGCGATGCAGCTTCGCCGCGATGTCTTCCAAGCCTTCTAAGGCGTCGGGTAACCCAGTCATGTGCACACTCCTTGAGCGAGCCGGAATCCGGTCTTCGCTCCTCTACGCCGGAGCCCCGCAGGGTCTTCCGGAATCTCTGCCAACGGGGAGCCTCGCGGTCTTCCCCGGTTCGTCGCTACATCGCCTTCATCGCCTTCCCTGCCCGCTCCTGCCCGGAGCGGCGCAGTTCCATCACCTTGCGCGTCTCGCGGAAGATGATCGCGATGTCCTTGATTTCCTGCACGCGGCCCGCGACCCAATGGGAGAACTTGTCGTCGTTGATGTGGCAGGCGGCGACAGCCAACTGCGGGACGCGCTCCGAGATTTCTTCGGTGATGGTCTGAAAATCCGCGTTCTCCTGCAACGCGGCGCACGCCGCGAGGAACGCATCGGAGGGCTGGAACTGGACCGAGATGGTCTTCTGTTCAAGGTTCAGAATCGGACGCTCGCCGGGTGATGAACTCATGGGTGAACTCCTGCGCGTGATTCAAACAGTTGATGATCCCGGCCTGCGACGGGGCTCCCCGCCTTGTCAAGCTGCCGGGGTTTCCCGGCGGGGTTGCCCTTCGAGCCTTTCGGGGACGTTTTCCCGCCCGGCCCGGATTGCGTCTTGCGGTCGCCCTCGGCGTCCTCGCCCTCGGCCGCGCCGACTTGCGCGTTCTCCTCGGCGACTCGCTGCGCCTCGGCCATCCGCTCCAACTCTTCCTCGTCGGCGACCACCTTCTCGGGGTCGATGTCGAGCCCTTCGAGGTTCTTCCGAAGCAGTTCGGCGCGGCCGCGGAGCCCGAGGATCTGCGCGTCCATCGGGTTGAGCGTGCGCTCCAGCAGTTCCGTCCGCCGGATGGTCTGCTGCTCCTTGTTGATGAGGGCGCTCGATCCTTTCGCCACCACCTTCAGGTCACCAATGATGTCCGCATCGTCCCCCTCGAAGATCAGATTGTAGTAGTACTGGGCCTCGACCGACTTGGTAATCAGGCCGCGGTCCATGTTCTTGATGACGCCCTTGATGCCCTTCGCCGCCTGCCCCATGAGCATCGAGAGCCCCGAGGCGGTCTCGCCCGCGCCGCCCCCGCGGGTCTCGCCCGTGTGGACGTAGCGCGGCACGCCGGAGTCATCGTCCGCGGCCTCCATGCAGAACTTGTACACGTCGAGGAGCTTCTCGGTGACGATGTTCGGCTGGTAGAACTTGACCGCCGGGCTCTCCATCATCCCGAGCGACGTTGTGCGCCACACCTTCCACGGGTAGATGCTCTCGTTCTCGCCGTCGGCCATGCGGTCGGCGTTGAGTTCGACCTGTGGGCCGGAGGCGATCCCGATGTTCATGAAGATGGCGCGGGCGCAGGCGTTCGCGAGGCTCTGAATGTGTTCGATGAGTTCGGGGATGCCCTTGTGCCAGAAGGAATCGGGCCGCTCGGAGAAGCCGCACGCGAAGATGGGCTTCTGCCCCAACTGGTTCGGGTTGAGCATCGCCTTGATGACCCACCGCCCGATCATCCACGCGATGATGTCGTATTCGCGCTCGGGGTCCGGCACGCTCAGCGGGTCGAGGCCCCACTCCAAGAGCATCGTGCCCGGCGCGGTGCCGCCGAACTCCAGACAGTCGATGAGTTCGGTCTCGTAGAGCGAGAGGGAGTCCTTGTTGTCCAGATTCGCCTTGGTCTGGTCCACGTTCGTCCACTCGACCAGCCCGCCCGACCTGTAGGTCCGCAAGACCTCGCGGATGGCCTCCGGGTTGTAGCCGGGCACGTCGAGCAGATCCGAAAGGTTCTTCCGGCTCAGGCTCAGCTTCTCGAAGTACCACGGGAGACTGTCGGCGGTCGCGTCGGGCGTGGGGTAGAACGTGAGCGGGTTCACCCGGCTCCATGTCGGGATGATGCGCGTCTCGAAGCGGGTTTCAAACGCACCCGTCATCGGGCTCATCTCGCGGAGGGCGACGGGGAAGCGTTTCAGGGACGGTCCCTTGAGGATGGCCGTGCCGTAGGTGCAGAGGTCGAAGAGGGTCCGCTCCAGCGAGTCATTCCAGCCGCCCTCGGCGAACTGGTCGAGAATCTTCAGCCGCATCTTCTCGGCGGCCTTCAGCGCGGCCTTCTGGATTTCGCGCCGGACGGCTTCCTGCACTTGGGGCGCGAGTTCGTTCGCGACTTGCTGGAGCGTGGCGATGTCGGGCGGAATCGCGCCCATCGAGACCGCCATCGTCACTTGCTGCACCGCCGCCTGCTCCGCGCCCTGCTGAATCATCTGCACCATGAAGGGCGGCAGTTCCGGCATCGGCGTCGGGCGGATGTCCCACGGTTCCTGCCCCGGCTGGAACAGCACGTCCTTGATCCAGCTTTCGGCGGCCCGGCACTTGGTCTCGGTGATCTTCATGAAGATGGGGTCGAAGTCGGCCCCGAGGATCGCTTGGATGGCGCGGAGCTTCTCCGGCTCGTACTCGCCGTTCCGCGCCCGCAGGTTCCGCAACATCTGGCGCTCGGGCTTCACGCGGCCGCGCTTGGCCTTCTCCCAGAGGATGTTGAGATACCCGGCCAAGCTCTGGAGGTCGAGCGGCGGCGGGGGCGGCGTGGTCTCGGCAGCGAGGGCGGTGTCCTCCGCGGCGGTCTGGGCGTCGAGTTCGGCGTTGGTCTGGGAATTGATGAAGGGCATCACGACACCACAATCTTGAGATGACCGTCCGCTTCCCAGAAGGGATAGCTCACCTTCGCGACCAAGACGCCATACTGGAACAGGTGCCACCCGCCGTGATCCGGGTCCGAGTACTCAAGGATCTGGTAGCCCGCCTTGCGGACGCGGTTCATCACTTGCACCCATGTCCAGTACCGCTTGAGGCGCAGGCCCCGCCGCTCCAGCAGGTCGCGGATGGTGCGCTCGGCCTGATTCTCAATCCACATCGCGAGCTTCACGGGGTCGCCCGCGGCCGGGCCGACGGGCGCGTCATCGATCTGGCGATTGGCGCTGAAGGTGAAATCGCCGACGGGGAGATACCTGCGGTGGGCCGCGACGGAAACGACCGTGGCGCGGGCGGGCTCGGCCGGAGGCACGAGGGTCAACGGCCGTGGCGCGGGCGGGGATGTCAGTGCATCCGTCATGCTCCCTTCCTCAGTCGCTCCCTGTGCGTCCTCCGAGGTTGCGTCCTTATTCAACATGGTTTCTCCAAGAAATCAAGAGCGACGTGCTAGGTGGCCCACCCCGCCATCGGCGGCCGCGAGCGCGGGGCGCGGCCGGACGGCGCGAGGACCGCCCCCGATTCGCTCCGCGCCGGGGCCATTTTCCAGAAGCGCGAGCGGAGCGGGCTCGTCGCGGGCAGCGTCGGCCGGACCCACTTGGCGATGGCGTAGGACATCACGCAGTCGTCGTGCTGGCCCTCTTCCGCGCCGTACTCGCCCTTCTCGTTCTTCTTGAACGAGAGCATCTCCTGAAAGGTCCGCTTCGAGCGGATGCCGTGCGTGTTGTCGCGCATCTCGGCGAGGAGTTGGTCAATCGCTTTCGGCTTGGTGGCGCGGGTCGTGAGCCAGCCGTACCGCTTCCGGGGTTTGTTGGGCGGGTCCGGAATCTTCTCGACGTAGATGCGCGGGTAGCCCGCGTTCATGATGGTGGTGACGACGGTGTGCCCGTGGTTGTTGCGCTCAGGCGCGAGCCACGCGACGTTGTAGCGGCGGCCCGCGTAGCAGAGCAGGCGGCCCAAGAGGTCCGGGTCGATGTGCCCGTGCCACTGGGCGACTTGCAGCCCGGTCAGCATGTCCACGACATCGAAGACCGAGAAGTCGTACTTGGTCTGCCCGCCGGACCCGGCAATCTCAATGCCCTCGGCCACGTCCGCGGAGATGAGGTAGGCGCGGTCGGGGCGCGGTTCCTCCCAGACCCAGAAGTGGCCGTCCGGTTTCGCGAGGCAGTCGCCGGTCGAGGGCAGAATCTCGTACTTCGCGACGGGCGCGGGCGCGGCCTCCATGAGCCGGAGGATCTGATGTGTGTCGAACACGGTCGAGCCCGAGGAGATGAAGGCTTCGATGTCGGTGGCGGGGTACTCCTGATTGAAGAGCGCGATCTGGCCTTGGCACTTCTCCTCGATGACCTTCCGCCGCCAGCACAACTTCTGATTCACGACCGTCTCGGCCACGCCCGAGAGATGGAGGTTCACCAAGCCCTGCTCGGCGGTCGTGCGTGCGAAGGGCTGGCCCGCGGTGGCCTCCCACCTCGCGATAGGCATTTTGTAGGCGGGAAACGCGAACCACGGGAAGAACACGGCCGAGTAGGGATTCGAGGGGTTCGTCTTCGCGTCCACCTCGCAGGTCCACGCAATCTCGCCGCGGGCATCCAAGTAGACCTTGTACTTGAACCGGGCGGCCCAGTACCGCTCGTAGAACTTCCCGCCGATGCCGTTCGCGGTGGACTCGTCCACGACCTCGGAGTCGTCGGAGTCGGGCACGCACTGGAGGATGGACGTGAGCAAGTTCTCCGTCGTGTGCGCGGGCCACTTCGACATCTCCGAGAGGTGGAGGTAGTGAATCAACTGCGAGGACCCGGCGTACTCCTTGCCCGCGGTGGCGACGGTAATCGCCGAGTCGAGGCCCTTCCCCTTGGGCTTGTTGAACTCCAGCTTGCGGATGTTGTTGTACTTGGTCGCGGGCCGCCACGCCGGTTCCAGATTCTCGTAGAACCGCTTGTGCATCCCGAAGACGAACTCGGTCGCGTCCGGTTCGTGGGTGACCATGAAGGCGTAGCGGTTCGGCGTGGTGGTGGTGTGCCAGAAGTAGCGGCCCGCGACGTAGGTGGAGAGCCCTTCGCGGCGGGCCTTCAAGACAATCACGCGCAACAGGCGGCCCGCGGCGCAGATGTCCTCCAAGATGCGGTGGAAGGTCTGTTGGATCGGGTTGAGGGTGAACTTCGCCAGCCCGCCCTCCACCAGTTGAATCTTCAGGTGGTCACGGGCGTAGACGGGGTAGTTGGTCAGCCACTCCCGCTCGACGGCTTCGACGGGCGCGGCGGCGCTCATGCGAGGCTCACCTCCGAGTCCGGGTCGTTGAAGACCACGGCTTTGATCGCCCACATCGCGGCGGTCTCCAGTTCCGTGAGCGCGACGGCGCGGTGCCGCGACTCAGGACAGGTCTGCTCGATGATCGCCTTCGTCTCCGAGAACGCGAGCCGGAGCGCGGTAATCTTGGCGAACCCCGCCGGGCTCGGCCGATGATAGGCAAACGGCTTGTCGATCATGTGCATGTCTCCGTGATTGACGACGGCACTCTTCGCAGAGGCCCTCCGTGAGACAGGCCCGCCCCGCGCACCGGGCGCAGGGGGCGAGCGGTTTCGCGACGTTCCGCCGGTACGGGTTCACGCCCACGCTCCCTACTCGCTCGGGAACGGGGCGTGTCGCTGCTCGACCCAGTGCAGGAAGACCGTCTGGCAGATGTTACAGTGCCACACTTCCCGCGTCATCCCCTTGCCCGCGGTCGCCTCGGTGAGCGTGAGATTCACCGTTTCGCCGCAGGCGGGGCAGCGTCGGCCCTCGGCCATTATCTCCTCCCTCCACAGGTGGCACACCCGGCCGTCGGCACGCGGACCAGCGGGGTGTCCCGACACCAATCCTTGCTGCACACATCACAGTGGTAGACCTCGCGCTTGACGAGCTTGGTCAGGGCGGTGGCGACCCGTTCGATCAGGCGGCCCTCTCCGCAGTTGGGGCAGGCGTTGGGGGCGAGCCCCTCGGGACTCATGGCTCACCCCACGACGCGGGGAGCGGCACCGGGACCGAGTTGTAGCGGGGAATCGGGTGGGTCGTGCCACAGAGTTGATAGTAGTGCGTGGCCCAGATGCGGTAGCGCACCAAGTCGGAGGGCCGCACCTCGGAGGTGTTGAGGCTCGCGGGCAGCGCCCCGCCCGCCTTGAGCGCGAGCGCGGCGAGTTCCGAGCAGAACAGGCGCGAGCTATCTTCGCCGCGTGCCCAGAGATTGAGGCGGTCCCACCAGAAGTGCGCGATCTGGCGGAAGTCGTAGCCGCGGCCCTCCACCTGTTCGAGCAGCGTCACGTAGGCGTCGAGGTTGAGCGCGTGGCGGTAGCGTTTCGCGAGCGGGAGCCACCACAGCACGCCGTCGTAGCTCTCCAGCCGCTCGCTCAGGTGCGTGCGCTGGACGCCCGCCTTGCCATGGAGCGAGGTGGACTCCATCAGTTCGACCCGGAGGACCCCGTGCTCGTCGCGGACCCGCAGGATGAGCCCGACGTGCGAGACCGGGCAGCGGGTGACGAGCCGAATCATGCGGGAGATGACCCCCTCGCCGCCGAAGGCGATGAGGTCGCCCGGCTTCATCGCCGCCCGCACCGTCGCGAAGTCGGTGGGGGTGAGGATGGGTGGGCCGCTGTCGTTCCACGTCACAGATCACACTCCTTTCGGCTGGCGCGGCCCGATGCCGTGTGACACGGGGCCGCGGGGAGAGGCCCGGCCTCTCTAGGGCGTCGTCAGATGGCTGCGGCCGAGAATCAGGGCTTCGAGCCGGTCGAAGCGACGGTGCATCTCCAGCCGCCACTCGGTTTGGAGCGCCCGCTCCGCGGTGGTGAGGTGCTTGCGGTCGTCGTCGCCGTGCTGCTCGATGCTGAGTTCAATGGCCCCGTGCAGCCGGTCGCAGGACGCCCCGCGTTGCACACAGGACGCCCGCATCTCCTTGAATTTCTCGTCCATGTGGCCTCGGTTCTCGTCGATGGTGGTGGCTAGGCCCTGAATGTCCCGTTTGAGCGCCGCCCACGCGAGGCCGACGGTGAAGGCGGCGGTGATGAGGCTCGCGGTGGCTTCCCAGTGGTCGATGAGGACTTGGATCACGGCGTCTCCGCTCCGGGTGTGACGGGGGTGAGATGGGCGCGGGACACCTGGATACTCATTCCCTCTCGGCCCGCGTGGGTCTTGAAGGTAAACCCGACGACGTGCTGCTCGCCAATCCGCCCGGACCAGAGGGTCTTCCCCGTCCGCTCGGACACTTTCCGCCACAACACGCCGAGTTCGTCCGGATTACGGGGCGGGCTCGGCATCTGTCGGCTCCGTCGGGGGTGTCTGCTCGTCGGGGCCGACATCCACGATGCGCCGGAGGGCACCCGTGGTCTGCCGATACGCCCCACGGTCGCCCTTCTCGGGCCGCGCCCGCGTGTCCAGCGGCGTATGCACGGGGCACCCCTCCCGGATCAGCATCATCGGGTGCCCGTCCACGTAGACGGCCAGATGCCCTCGCGCATCGTGCATCCGCGGACAGGTGCACCCCTCGCGCTTCGCCAGCGGTCCGCCGGGACTGTCGGTGAGCGCCGCGTGCTCGCGGGTCGTCCGAGGCTCAACCGGACCCTGACCGGGGGCGACCGTCGTGTAGAGCGACACCAACCGGAGCCGGTAGTCCATCGGCGGCGCGGTGTGGCGCTCAGGCGTCAGCTTCACGGGCCTCCCACGTCGGCGGATGTGTCGCCA